ATAATCTTGTAAAACAAGGTGGAGCGTGGTATACCTTGAAATATGAAGGTAAAGAAATCAAATTTCAATCTAAAGATTGGAGTGAACAACTTAAAGATACAGAATTTAGAGAATATTGTTACAAATTAATTTGTGATAAAGTTATTTTAAAATATGAAAAACACTTTGGAATCGATGATGTAATTGTGGAAGAAGAAGTAAGTGAGTAATGGTAAATATCTTTCTATATTTGAAGAGATAAAGAAAAAAGGTGGCTCTTTAGACGGCGGTGAACCAAATGATAAAGTACTTATTGTAGATGGTCTAAATACTTTTATCAGAGTATTTAGTGTTATACCAACTACCAATCCTGATGGTATTCACGTTGGTGGAATAGTTGGTTTTTTACGAAGTATTGGTTATACTATAAATATGTTTAGACCCACTCGTGTCATCATAGTATTTGATGGTAAAGGTGGGTCTACTCGCCGTCGCAAATTATATCCTGAATATAAACAGAAAAGAAAAACGAAATATAGAGTAAATCGAGCATATGATTTCGCATCTCAAGATGATGAGAAACAAAATATGATAATGCAGATACAGAGAGTAGTTGAATATTTAGAAGTACTTCCTGTAACTGTTTTATCTTATGATAACATTGAAGCAGATGATACAATTGGGTATTTGTGTAGACAAGTTCTTACTGATTCTAAAATTACAGTTATGTCTACTGATAAAGATTTTCTTCAGTTGGCAAATAGTAGAATTAAGATATGGAGTCCTACTAAAAAGAAAATGTATGATGAGAAAGCTGTGTTAGATGAGTATGGTATAACATCTCATAACCTTATTTGGTATAGGGTATTAGATGGTGATAAATCAGATAACATACCTGGTGTAAGAGGTTTAGGATTAAAAACTATACAAAAGAAATTACCGTTTTTGAGTGAAAATCGTATAGTTGAGATGGATGAAGTTATTACAGAATTACCAGAATCAAAAGATGTTATAGAATTAAATTACAAATTAATGCAATTATCAGACGTAGATATTTCTGGTTCTACAAAAACAAAGATAATAGAAAAAGTTAATGAACCGATTAATAGATTAATAAAATATAAATTTCAAACAATGTTTTTAGAAGACAAGTTATATAAAGCATTACCAAATATTAATAGTTGGTTACTTACTAATTTTAATCAGTTAAATCATTATGCAGAAAAAACGCATGAGTGAAACACTAACACAATTTGGCACATCATTTCAATCAAAAATTATTGCATCGTTATTACGTGATGTAAAATTTATTCAGACTATTAGTGATATTTTAGAACCAACAATGTTTGATTCAGATTCTAATAAGTGGATAGTAAAAACTATACGTGATTATTATTATGAGTATAAAAAAAAACCTACATTGGAAGTTTTAAAATATAAGATAGATGAATTAGAGAATGATATTTTAAAAATTGGAGCTGTAGATAAATTACGAGATGTTTGGAAAAATATTGAGGCAACTGATTTAGAATTTGTTCAAGAACAAACTTTAGATTTTTGTAAGAATCAAACATTAAAAAATGCTATCCTTGAATCAGTTGAATTATTAGAAAATAAAAATTATGATGGTATAAAATCTATTATTGATGAGGCTATGAAAGCTGGAACAACTAGAGATTTAGGACATGATTATATCCCTTCATTAGAAGATAGACTTACAAAAGCAAGTAGAATAACAGTAAAAACACCGTGGGATATAATAAATGAAGTTATGGATGGAGGTTTAGGTGCAGGTGAACTTGGAGTTATAGTAGCTCCAGCTGGAATAGGGAAATCTTGGACTTTACAATCGATAGGTGCTGATGTTATTAGACAAGGTAAAACAGTTATACATTATACGCTAGAGTTAAATGAAAGTTATGTAGGTTTACGGTATGATTCTATTTATAGTGGTGTTACTACAGCAAATATAAAATATTATAAAGATGAAGTAAAAAATAAATTATCGAAATTAAAGGGTAATATGATTATCAAATATTTCCCAACAAAATCAGCATCAGTTCAAACATTGGAAGCTCATTTAAAACAATTAGAATTAAATAGTATTAAACCTGATGTAGTTATAGTAGATTATGCAGATATTCTTAAATTGACAGGTAATTTCAGAGAAAAAAGACATGCTATTGGTAATACTTATGAAGATTTGAGAGGATTGGCCGGTGAACTTGAAGTACCTATATGGACAGCTTCACAAGCTAATCGTTCAGCGTTAGAAGAAGATGTAATTGGGGCTGATAAAATAGCTGAAGATTATAGTAAAATTATGACCGCTGATTTTGTTATGAGTATGAGTAGAAAAGTTGAAGATAAAATAGCTAATACAGGTCGATTTCATGTGATAAAAAATAGATTTGGTATTGATGGTGTTACTTATCCATCTAAAATAAATACTAATATTGGACAGGTTTTAATTTATGAAGGTAGTAGTCAGTTCGGGAAAGAGGTTCAAAGTAAAATGAATAATAGTGAAGAATTTTTAAGAAAAGAATTAGCTAACAAATATAAGGATATGGAAAAAAAAGTTGAAGGATTTGAATAAATAGTGAATTAACTTGAATATATATTATATTTATGATTGTTATACGAAATGATTATAATGTGGAGAATACTAAATGGGAACATTCCAGTTATCGGAAAATTTTATAAATAAATACAAACGAAAAAAACCACCATTCGGTTTTAATGGGTTGGGTGAATTGGTTTATATGAGAACCTATTCTCGAATTAAGGAAGATGGTAAAAATGAACGTTGGTGGGAAACTATTAAACGGGTTGTAGAAGGTACTTATTCAATGCAAAAAAATCATATTGAATCTTATCAATTGGGTTGGAATGCATGGCAAGCTCAAGCATCCGCGCAAGAAATGTATGATAGAATTTTTTATATGAAATTTTTACCACCCGGTCGAGGTCTTTGGGCGATGGGAACACCAATAACCGAAGAAAAGAATTTATATGCAGCATTAAACAATTGTGCATTTGTATCTACATCAACAATCAAAGAAGATTATTCAAAACCATTTTGTTTTCTTATGGATGCAAGTATGTTAGGTGTTGGTGTTGGTTTTGATACTAAAGGGGCTAATGAAATTATTATTAAAGGTATTAATGAAGTTAGAAATAAAGAAGTTTATCAGATACCAGATACACGAGAAGGTTGGGTAGAATCATTAAAGTTATTGTTAGAGAGTTATTTTCATGGAACAGCACACATTGAATTTGATTATACTCAAATTAGAGATGCAGGAGAACCAATAAAAGGTTTTGGAGGTGTATCAAGTGGTCATGAACCACTAAAAGAAATTCATGAAGAAATAAGAAAAGTATTAGATAAAAATAGTGGAGAACCTATTACTGTAACTACAATTGTTGATATTATGAATCTTGTAGGAAAGTGTGTTGTAGCAGGTAATGTTCGTAGAACTGCAGAAATTGTATTTGGTGATCCATATGATGATGAATATCTTGATCTTAAAAATTACAAAGTCAATAAACACAGAGAAACATATGGTTGGACTTCAAACAATTCAATATATGCAGAACTTGGTATGGATTATACTGATGTATGTAACAGAATTACAGATAATGGAGAGCCTGGTTTTGCTTGGTTAGAAAATATGAGAGATTATTCTCGAATGAAAAATGGTAAAGATAATAAAGACCATAGAGCAATGGGTGGAAATCCTTGTCTTGAACAAACACTTGAATCATATGAGTTATGTTGTCTTGTTGAAACTTTTCCAAATAATCACGAGTCATTAGAGGATTATCTTAGAACACTTAAATATGCCTATCTGTATGCCAAGACAGTAACACTTGGTAAAACTCATTGGAGTGATACTAATAGAGTTATGTTAAGAAATCGTAGAATTGGTTGTTCAGTTAGTGGTGTTGCTCAGTTTATTACAAACAGAGGTTTAGAAGAATTAAAGATTTGGTTAGAAAAAGGATATGATATTATTCA